ATGATGTAAGAGTTGGTCTAGTTATACCTAATATTTTTAATACTTCTTCAGATTTCATATTATTAAATAATATATCTTTTATTTTTAAATATAATTTTAATAGTTTTTAATACTTTTCCTACCCTGTATATTTTTATTATATATAATACCATGAGAACCAAAACTACATATACTCTTAAATATATTATTATGTTTTATTATATTTGGATAAGATAATAATGGTATTGGTCCAAGATTAAAATTAATTTTATTATTAGTATTTTTATTCATAAAATAATTTATTTCATTAATAATTTCTTTATCTTTTATTTTAATATCAAAAATAAAGTCATCCTCTAATATTAATATATTATTAAAATTTTGTAATTTAGAATGATATAATATATTTATATATGCATCTGTTAAATCATATGATGGAGTATTTTCTCTTAAATTTTTTTTACAAGTTATATATCCATAATTATATAATATAAATATTTTTTTGGTAGGTTGATATTCATCTAATTGTTTTATTATATTTTCATGTCTTTTACTATTAATCATAGTAATAATATATGTAGCATCAACAAAATTATCAAATATTCCTTTTTTATAATTTTTCTCTTCAAATTTATAACAGTGATTATTTATCATTTATTATATATAAAAATACTTTTATAATTATTTTTAATTTAATTATATAAATATATCTTTGATTTATATACAATATATAAAATAATAATTAACAGCATTATAAATATAGAATAATTTATAAAAAATAATGAATTATATATTATTTTATAACCAGGTTGAATTTGTTTATCTAATTTTAATATTTTTATAATCTTTAATGTTATATATTTATTTAAATCACTACCTGACCAATATTTTTGATTATCAGTTTTAGGAAAAGTTTGATAACATAATGGTTCTTTATATATATATATATTATAATTTTTTGTTAAAAATTCATCCCAATGTTTATTTTTATCTTGTGTTTTTTTACAAAGAATATCATTTTGTATATTTTTATTATATAAAATTCCATGAGATGTTAAACAAAACAAAGTTTTATAAATATTTTTATATATATTTATATTTGGATATAATAAAATTGGTATTCCACCTAAATTAAAACATATTTTTTTATCTACATTTTTTTTTAAAAATAAATTTATTTCATTTATGATTGATTTATTTTTAATAATAGGATTAAAAATAAAATCATCTTCTAAAATTAATATATTATTAAAATTATTATTTTTAGAATGATGTAATATATTAAAATATGCATCCATTAAATCATATGGAGGTATATTTTCTTTTAATATTTTATTACAATATTTATAACCATAATTATATAATATAAATATTTTTTTTGTTGGTTTATATTCATCTAATTGTTTTTTAAAATTTATATGTCTATTACTATTTACCATTGTTATAACATATGTAGTGTCAACAAAACTATCAAATAATCCTTTTTTATAATGTATTTCTTCAAATTTATAACAATGATTATTTATCATTCATAATATAATATTAAGAAATTTTATTATTTAATAATTACCCTAAATTAAATAAATAATTATGTTTGTATATAACTATTTATTTAATTACCCTAAATTAAATAAATAATTATGTTTGTATATAACTATTTATTTAATTACCCTAAATTAAATAAATAATTATGTTTGTATATAACTATTTATTTAATTACCCTAAATTAAATAAATAATTATGTTTGTATATAACTATTTAATAATTGCCCTAGATTAAATAAATAATTATGTTTGTATATAACTATTTAATAATTGCCCTAAATTAAATAAATAATTATATATAAACATAATAAAATATATATTATTATCATATTGAATTATAGTATATTTTAATGGATTAAATATAGCTAACCATGATCTTTCAATATAATGACCTACTTCTGGATTAGAATCAATTTCTAATTCTTTTAAAAATTTTTCATAATATGATATTGAATTTAATAATATATCTTTTTTATCTATAGAAAATATACCAAAATAAAAAATATTTGTATTAATAATATTAAAATGATATTCATACCATTTCCCATATGGTCTTAATGAACTTTTTGCAATACTATTTTTTGATAAATTTTTATTATATTGAGAAGTTGCTTCATAATAATTAATTTCAAAATTATAATTTAACTTTAGAAAATTTTTAGCTTGATAAGCTAAAGTTATAGCTTGGTTATATTCTAGTATTTTATATAATAAATTTGTTGCTATATTTTTTTTTAAATATATTTCTAGACTACCAGGGAAAAATATATTTATATCACTTAAATTATTATAATTATTTATAATATGATATAAATATGTATGTCCCTCTCTTCCAACATTTTGAAGATTAATAATTTTTTCTACATATTTTTTTTCAAAATTATCATTATTACCTTTATTATATACAATATATTTAAATTTATTAAATGGTTCTTCTAATGTCCATTTTAAATTTTCATTATATCTAGAAATTATTATTTTTATATCTTTTTTTTGATTAGATTTTATTATTTTATTATAAAAATATGACCTATATGATAAATAAATAATTATTATAAATAATATTATATATAATATTATTAATTTTAACATAATAATATATATGAGATAAGATTTTATAAATTAGAACTATAATATTAATTTATATATCCAAAAGTTACTGTAATAACACTTGTATTTTTTTCTTTTGTAATTATATATACAGTTTTACTAGATTAATATTATGTAATAAAATTATTACATAATAATTTTTTTCTATATAATATTATATATGGTAAATGATCATTGTTTTAAATATGAAGAAATAAATTATAAAAAAGGAATATTTGATAATTTTATTGATACTACATATATTATAACAATGATAGATAGTAGTAGATATAATAATTACAAAACACAATTAGATAAATACCAACCTACTAAAAAATTATTTATATTATATAATTATGGTTATAAATTTTGTAATAAAATATTAAAAGAAAATATACCTCCACATGATTTAATAGATGCATATTTTAATATATTACATCATGCTAAAAAAAATAATTTTAATAATATATTAATTTTAGAAGATGATTTTATATTTAATCCAAAAATTAATGATAAATCAATTATAAATGATATAAATTCATTTTTCAATAAAAATATAGATAAAGAAATATGTTTTAATTTGGGTACAATACCAATTTTATTATATCCAAATATAAATATATATGATAATATATATAAAAGTCCATATTGCTACACATCTCATGGAATTTTATATAATAAAAATATACAAAATGATATTATTAACAAACAAAATCTATTTCAAGATAAAAATAAACATTGGGATATTTTATTAACAACAAATTATAATATATATTTTTATAAAGAACCATTATGTTATCAAACTTTCCCCGAAACTGATAATCAAAAATATTGGACAAATAATTTATCTGGATATATTACATACAATATAATTAAAATATTAGAATTAGATAAAAAAATTCAACCTGGTTATAAAATACTATATAATTCATTATTTTTTATAAATTATTCAATATATATACTTTTATTAATTATTTTTTTATATATAATATATAAATCAAAAATGTATATAAAATTATATTAATCTATAATATAGTTTTTTAAAAAAATTTAAGTGTTTTCTATCATTATTTAATATAATTGTTTATTTAACATTATTAATAATATTTAAAAAAAATTCAACTTATTAAAATTAATTTATTTTTTAATATATTTTTATATAATTTGTAATAATTAATCTTTTTAATTATTATACTCATTTGTACTTTAATAGTTATAAATTAAAATTTAAAATGATTGTAATAATGAAATAAATATTGAATTTAAAAAATATAATAAATTATTATTTTCTATAAAAGTATATTTTATTGGATTAAATATAGCAAACCAAGATTTTTCAATATAATGTCCAATTTCTGGATTAATATCTGTTTCTATTTGTTTTAAAAATTGTATATACCAATCTTTTGAATGATTTAACACATCTCTTTTATCAATTGAAAACATTGCTCCCCATGTAATATTATGTACATTATAATTAAAATATTTTTCATACCATTTACCAAATGGTCTTATGTCACTTAATAACATTTTATCTGTTATTTGATTATCTTTAAAAGCTGATGTATATTTATATAATTTTGTATAATAGAAAAAATTTTTAACATTATAAACATATGATGATATTATATATGCTTGATTATAATTAATAATATTATATAATATTTTTTTGCAAAAATTTTTTTTACTAAACATATTTAAACTACCTGGGAAAAATACAATAATATCAGTTAAATTATTATAATTATTTACAATATGATATAATATTGTATGATCAATCTTACCAACATTATTTAAACTATAAATTTTATCAATATTTTTTTTTTCAAAATTATTATTTGTTCCTTTATTATATACAATATATTTAAATTGATTAAATGGTTCTTCTAATGTCCATTTTAGATCTTCATTATATCTTGAAATAATTATTGTAATTGTTTTTTTTATATTATTATTTTTAGTTATTTTTTTATATAATATTATTTTATATAAGAGTAAAAATATAAATATATAAAATATTAAATTAATTATCATTATATAAATTATTATATATATTAATTTATAGAAATGATAAAAAAATTGATTGGATATATTATATTAATAATACATTATAGTTCTAATATAATAATACCATTTTTATTATTATATTCAAATAACCATTATATATTATTATTTATTCAATTTATATTATTTATGATATTATTAAGTTGGTATATATTTAACGATTGTTTATTACTTTCAATTGAAGATTATTTTTTTGATAAAGAAACACCAGAAATTGAGTACAATGACTATATGAGTATTGTAATAATTAATAAAAAATATAAAATATTAAAAAATGTATATAATGATAACATATTTATAATAATAATAGTTTTCTCTTATTTATTAAGTATATATAAATTAATTAAAGTTTATAATAAATAACATATTTAAATATTATAATATTATTAATTATAATGAACATTGCATTTATTACAGGTATTACAGGACAAGATGGTTCTTATCTTTGTGAATTTTTACTAGATAAAAATTATATTATTTATGGTATGATTCGGAGATCATCTTCTATAAATACTAATCGTATTGATCATATTTTTAATAATCCTAATTTAAAACTTGTTTATGGGGATCTAACAGATTCCGTAAATATTAATAATATTTTTTCTAAAATTAAAAATGAAAATCCTAATATAACTAAATTAGAAGTATATAATTTAGGAGCACAATCTCATGTCCAAGTTTCTTTTGAATTACCAGAATATACTGGTGAAGTAGATGCATTAGGAACTTTAAGATTATTAGAAGGTATTCGTTCAAATGGATTATGTGAAATTACTAGATTTTATCAAGCATCTACATCAGAACTTTTTGGTCTTGTTCAACAAGTTCCACAAAATGAAGAAACTCCATTTTATCCAAGATCTCCATATGGAGTTGCAAAATTGTATGGTTATTGGATTGTAAAAAATTATCGAGAAGCTTATAATATGTTTGCTTGTTCAGGTATTATTTTTAATCACGAAAGTCCAAGAAGAGGACATAATTTTGTTACAAGAAAAATAACTATTGGTTTAGGAAAAATATTAAGAGGAGAAAGTGATAAATTAATAATGGGAAATATAGATTCATTAAGAGATTGGACACATGCTAAAGATCAAATAAGAGGGATGTGGTTAATTTTGCAGAATACTCAAGCAAAAGATTACGTTTTAGCATCAGGAGTTATGCATTCTGTTAGAGAATTTATAGAGAAAACATTTAGAGTTAAAGGATTTGAAATTAAATGGAAAGGTACTGGAATAGATGAGATCGGTTATGATGAAAAAACAGGAAGAGAATTAATTTTTATATCAGATAAATATTTTAGACCAACCGAAGTTGAACAATTATGTGGAGATGCTAGTTTAGCAAAAAAAGAATTAGGATGGGTACCTGAAATAACATTTGATGAATTAATACAAGAGATGGTAGATATGGATTGTTATTAAAATATTATTTTAATATTTATTTTTAATTAAACAATGTAAATTACCACCAACTGATCCTTCATTATTATATTTAGATGTATTTATAAATTGTATATCAACTTTTTTAGTTGGATTAACCATGCTTTTTATTTCTGTAATTTGACTATTTAATATACATCGTGTTTCTTCATCAATAATGTTATTAGGATCATGTATAATTAATTTTTCATTATCATCGTTTATTATTGTGGGGTAAATTATATCACCTGTATCATCTAATATAGTTTCTTCACTTTGAATAATTTCTTTAATAGAAAATAATAATTTACATGTTTCACTATTTTCTATCCATACACGATTAAATATTGGTATCATATCAATTTTCCAATTTATCATATAAGATAAAGAATATTTATCATTATAATACATAATTTCATCTAATAGTAAATCAATTGGAATATTTATAATCTCAATATTTCCGAGTTTACTTCTAATAGCTTCTTCATTCATTTGACGTTCTAAATTAAATTTTTGAATATATTCATGAACATCTATTTGTAAATTAAATAACTCCATTAGTATATATTCTCTATCTTTATCTTTCGTTATTAGATGCATAATTCTTTTAAACGATTTAATATCATCTATATTCTGTGGCGTTCCATTTTTTTTATTTTGAATTATATTATTTATAAATTCTGTATTTATTTCTACCTTTGTTTTAAATTCATTTAAAATGTTTTCCAATGATCTTTGATCATAATGTTCAAAATTATAACATTCTTTTTTTTTTATATTTCTAATATAATACATCCATATTTTATATGTAGCTCCATATGGTATTATACATAAACATTCATCAATATGTCTTGCTCCATTATATTTAAAACTACATTCTAGTCCTATCAATGTCTGGAAAATATTTTCATCTAAATAAGTATATAATGCAGGAGCAATTCCATTAAAATAAATAATACAACCATTAATAGTTTCAGAATGCGGAGTAGATATAAAATTTCCACCATAATTATTTCCATTTCTATATTCATTCTCTGGTATTATATAATTATAAACTGTAATATCATCAAATGATTCAATTGGTGGTATTATTCGAATCCCATAATTTGTATTATCTTTTTTTTTTAATAGAATTAGAGGATCTTGGCAAAAAGTATAATCAGTTAATGATGTTCTATCATATTCAATATTAAAGATACTATCAATAAAAGGATTAAATGTATTATCAGTTAAATATTTATATAAATATTGAAATACATTTTCAATTAAAAATATTTTTATAGTATAATTTTGTATTTCACAAGGTAAATATAAATTTTTTATAGGTTCAATATCAGTACCTCCTTTTAATTCTAAATATTTTTGTTTATATTTAAAATATTTATAATTAAATTCTAATATATTCATATAATATTATATAAATTAAAATTATTATAATAATTTTAATTTATAAATATATATTATATGTTATCAAAGACTATACAATTAAAAATAATACAATATTTCCATTTATTCATTGATATAATACAACCATTATATTTAATATTATTTTTTAATAATAAAAAATATGATATATATTTTTTAGGATTTATATCAACAATTATATTACATTGGACATTATTAAAAAATGAATGTATATTAAGTTATTTAGAAAAAAAAATAATGGATAAAAATTATAAATATGGTGATAGACCATATGAACATCCATATAGAAAAATAATACCAGATTTTTATATGAAAATATTAGATAATTTAAAAAAATTAACTTTAGGAGTAGTTTTTTTAAGAAATCTAAATAATATATATTTATTTATATTTACATTGATAATATTAATTATAAAATATATCTGTGAAAAAAAATAATATATAATAATATAATAATGTATCAAATATTTATAATAATCTGTATTATTTTAATATGTCTATATGTATATAAATCTAAACCTAATGAGCATTTTAATCCATTTGATTCAAATTTTAATTATGAATCATGTAAAAAATTAATAAATGAACAAAAAAAAGTTAATTTATTAACAAAAACATATTGTAATAAAGATATATCAAATAATAATCGTACTAATATTAATTTAAATGAAACATGTTATGAAAATACAACTCGACAAATTTTATTAGATAAAGAAACAAATAATTGGTGTTCAAAATTATCAGAAGCAGATAAAAAAAAAATAGAAGATGAAGTTTTAAAAGATATTAATATAGTAGATATAGAAGGTATAAAATATATGGAACAACAATATATTCGACAAAAAGATATTATGCCAATAAATAATGATGTTTTATATTCAGAAGTAAATTAATTATTTTTATCTATTTATAATACATAATAATTTATTAATATTTTTAGTTATATTATCATCATCAGCTTTAAAACTATCTACATATTTTGAGTTTTGAATACATTTAATTCTTTTTTTATTATATCGTGTTAAAAATGTTTGTAAAATAAAGTGCATTATTCTATCTAAATTATATAATTTTCTAATACTATAAACTTTATTTTTTTTTATTTTTTCTTTAATATTTTGAATATTATCTTCACTAATATAACCTAAATTTGTCTCATATATATTAATTAATTCATTAATTTCATTTTTGAATTTTAAAAAGATGAATAGAGAATATAGTTCTTTAGTATTTTCTTGATTTTGATTTAATATATACATTAAATTATTATTATTAATTGTATTATCATCATTAAATATTATTTTAATACAATTATTATTCTTATAATTTTTTCTCATATTTCTTCTTGTAATTTCTTCATATATATTATAAAATAATATATCTTCTTTTATAATAATATCATTATTTAAATAATACATAAAATATGAGCCTAATATAGCTTTTATATTATTATTTTTTATAATATTAATTAAATCTACATCTTGAGAAAATTTTAAATTTAAATTTTTTATAGTTACTATAATTCCTATTAAAATTATTAAATCTTTATTAGATATTTCATTATGTATTAAATTATTAAAAGACTCTAAAAGAACATGATAATATATATCTAACATTAGAGGTTTATATGAATATGGATTTTGTGTAATTGCAATTGAAATATTTTCTTCTAATTTATTTAAAACATTTATCCAATGATATTTATTAATATATAATGGTAAAATAGAATTTCCATTACCAATACTCGAACCTTTTAAAATACTATCATCTGGATTTTTACCATTATCTAAAATATGATATTTATCATAATAATATTTTTGTCCATCATAGATTTGTTCTGGAGTAATAAATGTATTTGTGATATTCTTAATTTGAATACTTTCAGATGTAAAACCCATTATTGCTAATTTTTCACATGTTGTATTTATTAGTAATCCTATAAATGAATTATTTTCTATTTCATCTTTCCAATTAGTTAATGATATTAATGATGTATAAAAATCTAATGATTTTTCTAAAATATCTGGATTTTCATCATCTAAACAAATTTCATTATTTAATATTAAATTATTTGTTATAATTTTATTTCTATTTTTTATATAAATATCATATAATTTTTCTTTAATATTTAAATGTGTTATATCTAAAGATCTATTAAATAAATTATCTGACACTTGATTTGTTATATTATTTTTTAAAAAATGATCTTGTAATAGATTGTAATAAAAATTTAATAAAGATATATATTCTTTATAGATATTATTAGATGTATTTAGAAATTTATTAAAATATTTAATGGTATGTGAATGTATTGCTTTAATTTTATAATAATTTTTTTTATTTATTGATGTTTTTAAATTTTTAATTATATAATTTTTTATTGCAAATAATTGATTTTTAAAATTAAAATTGTTTATATTAATTAATTTAATTTTATAAATAATATTTTTAAAACCATTCATCTCGATTGTAATGTAGTTATTAAAATCTTTATTAGATTTTTCAATATAGATATATAAATTATCATCTACATCAATATCTTCTATTTTATAGTTATTTAAATAACTAATATTACTAGAAATTATATTAATTGTTTTATTATGTGATATATTATTTATATATTCATATGTCTTATTAGATAAATTATATCTTTCTTGATTTATAAATATATTTAAATTATTATTATCTATAACTATATTTATAATATTAATATTATTATTAAATTTATCAATATTATATTTTATATTAGATATTAATATAATTGTATATAATTTATCATTATATTTTTTATCTATTTCATCTTTGAAATTTTCAAGATCATATTCTGAATTATTTATAGTATAAATAATTTTATAAGGCATTGTAAATTTATTTTGAATCATATATTTATATAATTCATTATTTTCAATATCTATATTATGAATATATATTACTGTTTCTTTTTCTAACTTAAAAATTTCTGGTAAATTAAAATATAAAATTCTATCTTTTTTATATACACTATCATTATCATAAAAAATACATTCACTTAACATTTATCTATATTATTTAATATATATATATTTATATATTAATTAATATTTATTTTATTCAATTTTTACACAATAATTCATTCTATGAAATTTTGATATATGTGTAGTATTCTGTTTCAATTCATTCAATGAACTATCTATTATATCTCCATCATTATCAGAATAATATATTCTATTAATTTGATAACTTGTAGTCTCATTTATTTTATTTAAAAATTTAACACAATGTACACATGGTTTACTTTGCATAATTTTTTTATTTTTAGAGATTCGAATTACTAACATATTTATTAACTTATTTTTTAAATTTTTTCTTCTAAATGGTAGATGACGTATTGCATCGTATTCTGCATGATGTGATTTATTTATTATAGAAATATCATTTATTCCATATGATAATGGAATAAATTTACTTTTTTTTGTATCTATTACACATGCAATATGATACGAATCACCACATAACATTGAATTATTTCTTTTAATATCATCATTTAAACCTAAACGTTTTTTTATTAATATATCTATTAGAGTATCTATATTCATTTTATATATTATATAAATATTTATATAATATATAATATATATTTCAAATTTTAATTATTACTACCAATCTAGTAAGAAAAAGTATTAAAATTACTATTTAATAAAATTATATTAAATATGTAAAGTTATAAATTTATTAAGTATTCAATAAATAATGATAATATTAAATATTATATTGAATACTAATTAAAATTAATTATATTCTATTCTTAAATTATGATGGACAATTATTAAAACACCAAATACCATTTGCATTATAACATTCGCTAAATGGACACATTTAGTTGTATTAAATATATTAGCTTGATATTTATAACCAGAATCATCCTTACATTTTTTTTGACACCATTCTAAACCATTTTTTTTAACCATGTCTTTTAAAAGTCGGTGATTACACCATATTGGTAATTTTGCAATTTTTGTAGTATAATTATAATTTTCATAATTAATATTATTAGATTTATATAATATTGATATTATTAAAATAATTAACAATAAAATTGTTAAAATTATAATGTTCATATATATAAGATTAAAATATTTATTTCTATATATTTATTTCTATATATTTATAAACTATCTATAAAATCTTTTAATAAATTCTTATAATTATTAACTTTTATATATGACGCTAAACTTTCTCTTAATTTATTAGCATATTCATTTAATTTATTATCTTCATCAATTAATATTTTTTTAATATTATCAATATTTTCAATTAATTTATCTTTAGTATATAAACATTCCCATTTAACTTCAAATAAATGGGAATTATACATTGTAAATATACTATTATAAATACTATCTGGATATAATGTATTTATTTCTATATTATTAAATATATAAGTATTAATTATATTTGTATTATTTTTTGATATATCATTCTTTAAAACAATATTAATATCACATAAATTATTTTTTGTATTTTCAATGTTATTTATTAAATTTTTAATTATATTTACAATCTTTAATTGTTTATTAAAATTATATACATCATTTGCATATGTTGTTTTTAACGAATTAAAATTAATATCCGATGTATATTCATTTAATTTTGTAATCTTACTTTCTACTTTATAAATATATCTCTTAAATTCATCAATTCCTATCATTAAATATATAAATAATTATATATTTAAATATATTGTATAAAATAAATTTATTATTCATCTGAATCATCTTCATCAATTATATTATCATCTGATACCGTTGATAATACTAATAATACATGTCCTAAATTTGCAACTTGATATTTAATTATCAATGGGAAATTATTTTTTAAATATAATTCAACACATCCACATAATGATTGGCATTTAGAAAATAATGATAAATTTTTTAAATCATATATTCCTTTTACTATAATTTCTTCATTTTCTTCCATATTTTTTATAATATGAACTCCTTCAGTTTCATCTGTTAGTGTTATTTCACCATCTGCAAAATCTCCATTTGATGAAAATATAATTGTATTTCTAATATCTTTTGTATTAATAAATTTAATATTTAATTTATCTGATAATACACTTGCATCTCTAATAATTTTATGAAAATCGTCTGATTGAATAATAATTTTAAATGGAAATTGAGTTGTTGGTAAATGAATACCCTCATCTTCTAATTCTAATAATTTTAAATTATATCTTGATCTTATTTTTGATTCACCATTTTCAAAAATAAATGTTAAATGATTTTTATCATCTTCATTTAATATTAATGAAATATTATCTTGATTTCTTGCAATTTTCATTAATGCATTAAATGATTTCATATTTACACCAATTCTAATTTCATTTTTATTATAATTTGGATTAATATAAAATTTATCAAAAGATTTTGCTGGAATTTTAACTTTAATTAAAACTGCAGATCTTGGATTATATGCAACAATTGATAAACCTCCTGAATCTTCAACACCTTCAATTGGTTTAATAAATTTAATATTGATATCTTTTAAAGCTTCTTTTAATGCTTCCATAATTAATTTAAACGAATTAGTTTGACATGTGATAATTTCTAACATAATATTTTCCATATTTAAATTAGTATCTATAGATATATCTGTATTTGGTACATCAGTTTTATTTTTCATATACTTTAAATAGAGTTACATAACTTTAAATAAATATAAAAATCAATTTTTTTACATAAATAAAATATTATTAAAAAATATTTATTTATATAAACTAAAGATAACTATTAACAATAATCGCATTATTAAATTTAGTTAATATTTATTAATATATGTTTTATAGTATTTATTTTTTCTTAATATAATTGCATTAATTTTTATATAATTTTTATTAAAAATTATATAATATATATTATATATAAATGGTAAATTTAAAAATTTTATTTATAATATTTATTGTAATATTAGTTTGCAATATTTTTAATCAAATGTATTTTGAAAAATTTGAAAATACTGAACATTTTGAAGAAACTATAAATCCATCAATGGAAAATGATATTGCAATTGGTTTTCAAATTGGTACAAATAAATTTGGTTCATATCCTTTAAATAAATGGATTTTAAATACTCCAAATAATGGTGAACAAGTATTAAAAATTGCTCCAAGAACAGATAATGATTCTGGATGGAATTGGGAAAATCAAACAAGTATCGATAATAAAGGTAATCTTATTGCAAAAAGTATTATTGGTAAAAGTATAGAACCTATTATTCTTGGAACAGAAAAAAATGATAAACATGCTCTAAATAAATGGATATTTCAAACACCAAATGATGGAAATCAAACATTAAATATTGCACCAAGAAAACAAGATAATTTAAACTGGGATTGGGAAAAACAAATAAAATTTGATAATAATGGTAATCTAACAACATCTGGTAATTTAATAACTACTTCAAATATTATTGAAATTGGTAATACAAAAAATAATATATTAAATAAATGGAATATTTATACCCCAGATGATGGATCAGAATTATTATACATTGGTCCTAAAAAATCAGATGATTCTAAAATAGATATAAATAAATCTTTAATTATTGATAAAGATGGAAATGTAACAATTCCAGGAAATTTAAATATTATTGGAAATGTTAATGTAACTAAAAATATATTAACTGATAATGATATTAATACAAAAGGAAATATTAATGTAAATGGAAAAATAACAACTGATACAATTACAATTGGTTCTATAAATGAACCAAAAAATAGTTTTTCATTATATCAAATTGACGCATATAATAGTAAAAAAGAAAAAATCGATAATATTAAAGACCTTTTTATAACAAGTGGACCAAAAGTTGAAACTACTGTAAACACATTAGGTTATAGATTTGCAAATACAGAAAGATTTCCAAAAGATAGTTCTATAAGACAAGTTAATGCACTTAATATTTAAATATGTTTAATTTATAATAATTTTAAGTTTCTAAAAATTTTTGGGTATAAAATTATCTAATAAATATATTTAAAATATATATATTATATATATAATATATGATAGAAGAATATTTAAATAATGAAAAATTAGATAATGATGTCATTAATAATAAAAATTTAGATAATGATGTCATTAATAATAAAAAATTAGATAATGAAAATATTATTAATCCTATATTAAATGAAGAACAAATAGATGAATTAAAAGAATTAATTAAAAATTGGCTTGATTTAGATGATAAATTAAAAATGTTATCAGATCAAACAAAAGATTTAAGGATGGAAAAAAATCAATATGAAACATATATTTTAGAATTAATGGAAAAAACAAATAAAGAAGTTATTAAAACTACAGATACAACATTAAAAAAAAATATCAGACAATCTAAAAGTTCTCCAAAAGAAGAGAATATATTAAATTCATTAACATCAATTTTAGAAGATCCTGATAAAGCATATAGAATAACACAACAAATAATTTCAAGTTTACCAACTAAAGAAATCATTTCATTAAAAAAAGAAAATAAAGATAATAAAAATAAAAAAATAAAAAAATAATATTATAATTTATATTTTATAATATTATTTATCTAATATATATATATATGAAAAGTTATATTTTAGTTAATCCGCAAATTCAAGGTACTTTTGATACTAAATTTAAATCTCATTCATCTGAAGATGCTGCTAAAATGGCATATGAAACATTATCTAAATATTTCTCAAATAATATTCCTAAATTTTCATTTACTCTACAAAAAGGAGGTTCTGATAAATATTATCACTTTAATGTATCTGAAAAAATAACTGATAAAAATAAAATAAAATATAATATTAGTGAAAATAAAAATATTTCTAATTTTGATAATTTTTTAAAATTTGTTGAAGAATGTAATGAAAAACTTAAAGGTGGCGATATTAATGGTGGAAAACATCATAAGAAAAAAAAATATAAATTTGATGATGATGATGATGATTCATCTTCGTCATCAGATGAAGATTATTATTATTATTATAAACCTTTAAATCGTGTACAACCAATTACTTATTGGTCATATTATCCAAATTTATATAATTTACAAAAAATATATATTCCTACATTTATTCCTTCAATTTCACCATATATATATATACAAAATACAATTTAAACAAATGTCATATCATATATATTTGAAATATATTCTAATTCTATACCTTTATCTGTATTATCATATACCCAATCTATAAATTTTATATGTAATAATCTATCATTTTTATTAAAAAATTCTAATGGACAATCTATTTCTATAAATTCTTCAATAATATCTATATACATTTCATATATTATCTTTTTAAATTCATCAATTTTATATTGAATATCATAATCCTCAATATAATTTCTCAATGTATATTTAATATGTGCAATATCGTCCTTATTTTTTTCATATAAATTAATAATTAAATCCGGTGTTATTAATTCTTCTTGATTATCATCATTATCATATTCATATTCATTTTCCATTAATTTAATATATTTAAATATTTTTTAAATATATTAAATTAATTATTTAATAAAAATTTATAAAAATTATTTTTATTATTTGAATTAAATAAATTTTTATTATTTATATCTTTTATCTGTTTTTGTTCACAATAATCTACTAATCTTCTAAATAAAATATCTGCTTCAAATCTAATTGTATCTTTTGGAATATTAATATTTATATTTTCATCATTATTTTGATTAGAAAATTTTTTTATTTCATAATTTGTATAATATAATTTATAATTATCAATCTGTGAATTATAATTATTTGTACTATATTTAACTTTATTTCTTTGATCTAATATTATATTCATTTTATAAATAAATATATATATATATATATATTTAAATATTTTTGTTATAATAGTTAATAAATTTTATAATTTTTTTGAAAACATAAAATCATAATCATTATTATTAGTTTTTTCAAATGCAATTGGTATATCTAAATCAAATACTTGATAATTAGAAGAAAAACTTAATCTCATTATTTCTGTACTATTAACACCATTATTATTAATTATATATAAATCATTTTTATTATCTAATAAAAAATTATTATTATCATTTGTTGTTATAATAGGGATTGTTGTATTAATATCAAATATTTGATATCCAGATAATGCTGATAAGATATATAATTCTGTATTCATATTTGTTTCTTGTTTAATAACATATAAATTATTTTTATTATCCAATAAAAATTTATAATTATTATTATTAGATTTAATTATTGGCAATACTATATTTATATCAAAAATTTGATATGATGATGATATTGATAAACGATGTAATTCTATCTTATCTATATATTGTTTAATTATATATAAATTATTTTGATTATCTAAAATAAAATCATAATTATCATTACTTTTTTCTATGGGAAGCATCATTTGTATATCAAAATTTTGATAATTAGATAAAGCATTTAATCTATGTAATTCTGTACTAATTTCCCCTTGTTTTTTAATAATATATAAATTATTTTGATTATCTAATAAAAATTTATAAAAATTATCTATTTTTTCTAGAGGAATTTGTATAGATAAATTGTAATCATTATATAATGGGGCTATTAATGAATATAATTCCGTATTTTTATCTTTATATTTTTTAATTATAAATAAATTTTGTAAATTATTATCTGATTCAAATGATTCAGTTTCACTTTCAGTTTCTGTATCATATTCATATTCTTCTGAATCTAATAATTTAGTATTATTAGTATTATTATCTAAAACAAATAATTCAGTATCTAAATTATTATATAATAAATAAAAAGTTATAAAACAAATTATAGATATTATAATTATAATAAACTTAATGTCAAAAACCATAATATATATAATATAATTAGAAAATAATTATTAAAATTAAAAAAAATATTATCAATAATTTAATTTTAATAATTAAATTAAATTAAATTATATCATCCATATTTTATTATATTTTAAATTATCCTCTAAATCCTTTTTTAAATCCTTTAGGAACAATTTGTTGTTGACTTTTTGCTCCTATTCGTCATGGTTTTATTCTTTTTTTATGACCAAATTCTTTTTGATTTTTGGTTATCATTATATTTTTTTGATTAATTTTTATATTATTAATATTATTAATATTATCAATATTATCAACAAAATCTTTTAAACATGCACTACGAGAAAAATTTATAGTATCCATTTTTATATTTATATATGTAAAATTATTTTTAAATATTTTATAATGATAATAATCTATAAATTATTATAGATTATTATCTATAATAATTTATGTATGACAAATAAATATATTGAATTATATGATACAATATTTAAAAATGATAATAATTATAATTTAGACATTAATAATAATTATTGTATACCATTTATGAATTATAGATTTAATAAGAAAATATTAACTTTAAAAGAAAATATAATTAAATTATTTGATGCAGAATATGTTATTTTTCCAAAAAATAACTTTTATTATAAATTATCTCAAGGAATTCATTATTTTGAAAAAAATAGAATTATATGTATAAATTATTATTTAAAACATATTGTTTTTAAAAAAATAGAAAAAATTAATTTAATGATAAAATCACAACTTGAAGATGATATTAATATTATTAAATCTATGAAAGAATTATTTGATGTTAAAAAAATAAAATTATTATATTTTTATGAAAATTCTATAGAACCCAATATTTTATTTAAAAAAATTAAATTTTCAATTGATGAATTTTATCTTCCATTTAATACTTTTTGTGTAAAAAGAATTGAATATAAATTAAAATCAATTTGTCAATTAGTTGAAAAAATGGGTGCAATAAAAATTAATATTGATTATACTAATACTCAAGATATATCTTCAAATACTGAAATTAATATAATTGCAAAAAATGGTAAATTAGGTATTAAAGATAAAATATATAATCATAAAAAAGTAGATTTTAGTATAGATTATACATATGATATACAAAATCAAATTAATAATATTAATCTAAATATCCATGAATTAAATCAAATGATAAAAAAAGAAAATGATTTTTATATTTCAGAAGATCAATTTATGTCCGATATTGATTTAAAATTTTTAATAAACTCTCGTTGTATTAATTTAATTGAAAAATATGAAACAACATTATTATTTAATTATGCAAATTCATTTGAAGTTGAATTAATTGGAAAAGTAAAAGGATATGGTATTGATTTACATAATGATCATCAAGATTCAAATAATGAGAGCTTACATTTAAAGATATTATTTTTAAATCCATATAATGTATTAGATTGTATAACTGGGGGAAATATATCACCATATAGTCAAGGGTTTTTACAATTATGTAAATTAATTAAAAAAATAAAATCAAATAAATTACCAGAATTAAATGAATTTATTGAAGAAAATAAAGATTATGAAAAAATAAAAAAACAATTATTATTAATTAATTCAGTAAATGAAAAGAAAGAAGATAAAGAATTATATCTAATGATTAATAATTTCTTAGAATCACATCTTAAATTATATAATGAAAGTAAAATTAAATTAGTAGAAACTACTATAGATATAACAATAAATTTAGATATAGATTTAATTAAGACATATAATAACATAATAAATTTAAATTTTAGTGATAATGAATTAGGAAATTTATTTTATTTATTTTTTAGAAATAATTTAAATTATAGAAATTTTATAAGATTTAGAAATATATTATTAACAACAAACAAAAATATAATTGATTATTATATCAAAGCAAATTTTTTTAACTTAAAAATAAATAATATTGATAATATTGAAAAAAATATATATTTAAATGTAATAGATGATAAAAATGATAATATATTCAAACCTTTAAATAAATTGATATTTATTAGTCATCAATATCATTTAATATTAAATTATGAATTAGAAATAAAGAATATAATAGATAGTTTAATTAAAGAAAATATAAATAAATTAAATGAAAAGAAAACTGAATATAATAATATATATAATAAATTATTAGAATATATAAAGATAAATTATAAAACATCTGAACAAATTAATTTTATTCAAGAATATTGTATAGAAAATAATATAAATATGAAGAAACAAAACTATTTTGGAAAAAAAATAATAAATTATTGTGATAAAATAAATAAATTTGAATCTAATAATTTTAATTCATTTATTGAAAATAAAATTAAATGTCAATTACAAAATATTGGCAATATGATACTAATAGATATTAAAAATAATAATTTTAATTTTGATTTTGATATAAATTATAATAATAATATTTTTAATGAAATTGATAAAATATTGAGTATAAATTCTGTTCCATTTTTTACAAAAAAAAATATATTATTATCAATTATTTATCATAATTTTAATTTAAATAAAATTATTTTAGAAATTAAAAAATTATTTCATATTTTTTTTTATCAAATAGATGGATTTTTTAATTTTTTTAATGATGATGAAGAAAAAAATATTAATTTAAAAAAAAATAAATTATTTAATGAAATAATTAAAGATTATAAAAAAAATAAAGTTGGTGATCTAGATATTACTTTAATTTTATTTATAATTTTAATATTTGAAGATGAGAATATTAATAAAATTTTTATAGAAAATTCTTTTATACAAAAAATGTATGAAATATTAGATAATATAATAAGAGAAATAGTAAAAAATTATGATGAAACTCTAGACCAAACATATATCACATGTATTAAAAAAGAAATACCAATTATAAAAATATTATCAAATTATCAGAAATTTAAAATATTTTTTAAATTTGATAATTTAGAAAATATTCTTAAAAAAATAGATAATAATCAAAAAATTAAAATAAAAAAAGATATTAAAAAAATATTTAATGAAGAAAAAATTAATAAAAATATATTAAAACAAATTAATAATTCAATTAATAATTATGAAATCAAAATAGATAATCAAAAAATAGAAAATTTAATTATTAAATACAAAAAATATAATAATTATTATTTACATTTTGTAAATAATGAAATTAATAAACAATTTAATACACATAATGAATTGATTACTAATAAAGTATTTTATTTAATTATATTAAATATAATAATTTTTTATATTAAGAAATAAATAGTATTCAAAATAACTAGACATAGTTTAAACAATTTAAAATATTCTTTTTTTAATTATATATTTGGTCTAATTAAATATGTATTTGTTGTTCCTAAATTCTTTAAATAAACATTCTCTTTTAATTCAAATTTAATATTCATTCCAAAATCAATTGTTTCTGCAAATTCATAAACATGATGAGATATTTGAATTGTGTTTGGGTCTGTAGTTGTTTGTAATCGATTTGCAACATTTACAGTATTACCAATTACACATAATCTTGGTATTTCAATACCTAATATACCAACTACAACTTTACCAATATTTATTCCAATTCGTAATTCTAATGGTATATTATTTGGTGTTTTAATTTTTTTAATTTCTCTTAAAAAATCATGTGCTAATAATATTATATTTTTAATATTATTTTGTGTATCATTTGTATAAATATCTCCAACAACCATATATGCATCACCAATTGTTTCTATTTTTTGTAAATTTGAATAACGATTAACAACATCATCAAAATTAGTATATATTTCATTTAATAATTTATATATGATATCTGCATCATATTTTTTTGCTAATTCAGTATAAGATACAATATCTGTAAATAATACACATATAAAATCATAAGGTTTATATTCTTTTGAATGCATTATATATTTATCTTCTAATTCTAATGGTAAAATTTTTTTTAATAATTCTAGTTTTAATGAGGTTTTATCATTTGGAATTAAATTTAATACTTTATTATCTAATTGTTCTATCATTTTTTTACATTTTTTTGTAATATTTGTTGTATTCTCAAATTGTTTTATAGATTTTTTTATTACTGTTAAAAGTGAAATAGATTGTAAATCAATATTATTTTTAATATGATACATTTGTTCGTCATAATCATTTACAATAATTATAGTAGTTAATTTAGCAATCATATTAGAAAATAAATAACAAATATTAATATCATATATATTAAATAAATTTGTTATTTCTATTAATGAAATAAATGAAATTAAACACCAAATAAATATAATAAGTTTAGTATATTTTTGTTCTTTAAAATGATATAGTTTGTAAATAAAATAACTTTCTAGTAAAGATAAAAATGCTACAATATATATATAATAATTTTCTTTATGAAGTAAAAATGTTAAAATTTGTAAAATAACACTTATTAAATGATAGTGATAATTAATATCTATCATTTTTAAATTATTTATATCACAATATAATTTTAACATTAGAGGGGTTGTAAAAAGCCACATTAATATTCTTCTAAATTCATATTCATATTTACTTATAGTATTATGATATATAATAGTATCTATTATATATTTTATATAAATAAAAGATAATGAATACATTGTATTATTTCTAATATTTGAAAAACATAATAAATATGTAGTAAATGATGTAAAAATAGTTAACATAAAAACATTTGCTGATTGAATTATTGGATAAAAAATAATAGGAGGTTCTAAAAATAATTCAAATTTATTATATACATATGACTTTAATATAGTATCTAATTGATAATATCCTAATGTAAATAAAAATAAATTAAATAATTCATTCATTAATTTAATTTAATATATATATTAAATTAAATATTTATAATATTTATAATATTTATAATATTTATAATATTTATAATATTTAGACAATTACTTTATCAATTAAATCAATTAATGGAATTATATGTTGAATATATGCGGAACAATATACTGACCCATAATCACTCCTTGATTTAATCATTTCTTGTTTAATTTTAAGTATTATCTGTTTTAAAAGATTAATATTTAAATTTTCAAGAAAAGTTGAAGTACTTGCTAAATGCGACATAATCATAATTGCATATAAAAAATGCCATTTATGTGTTGTCATGTCTGTATTATCCATAAAAGTTATCAATATATTTTTAAAATCTATTTCATTTAAATATTGACGCATTTCTGAATCTTTATATGCAATTGAAAGTGAATTCAGAGCATATAATGTATGTTCATAAAATGTAGAATCAAATAATTTTCTAATACGTATTACTTCACTCATTAATTCTTCTCCCGACAAAGAAGAATTACAAATAGTATCTGTAGTATCTCTAGATTTTGCAGATTGTGTATGATGATCAAAATATGATTTTAATTTCAAAAACAAATTAAATTCAAATTGTAGATCTTTATTTCCTTCATAAATATGAAATTCAATATGATGTTCTTCATTATCTTTATCTTTATATATTTTTATATTGAACGAATAATGCCCCGATGAAGATAAATATATACCAGAAAAACATGAAAAAGATCTTGTATATTTTATGTTTGATTCAGATCTTAAACATTCTCGAATTTTTGTTATAATATCATCAAGAGATTCCTTTGTTTTAAAATGATTACCAATTAATGTTTGTGTAATTGGTGCAAATGTTATTGATTTATCATCATCAATAAATACATTTGAATTTAATTCTTTCCATTTATCATTTATATCTTTAACTGAAAATATTGAAACAATATTTTCAGTTGAAGAGGGTCTATGAAAATTAGTCATGAATCTTTGCGGACTAAAAGGATTTTCACTAGGCAAATCTAACTCTGCAACTGTTTCTGATTTTTGTAGAGTTAATAGATTTGGGAAAATAGTATCATAGTCTGTTACTGCTGACGATCTTTTAAAAGTATAAGGATTATTAGACAAATCGTTATTTGATTCTGTTTCTGCAAATGTTTCTAATCTTTGTGGAGTTAATAGATTTGGGAAACTAGTATCAAATTCTGTTATTGCCGACGATCTTCTCAGAGTAAAACGATTAGACAAATCTTTATTTAATTCTGTAATTGTTTTCGATCTTAATGGATTTTCTTTAGGAAAATTTTCATCTGTATTTGTTGGTGATCTTAGATCTAAAAAAAATGGTTCAGTAGAAGAAGCTGAAATAATTAGTTTTTATGATATATATCACATATTATGTTAATATGTGATATATATCACAAAAGACTTGTTATGTTAGATAATATATTAATTTTTTATTTCAATTTTTTTATATATAAATATATAAAAATAATATTACTAAATAGATGGAATTAAAAAAACATCAAAAAGAATGTATAAATAAAATAGAAAATCATTTTAAAAATGAAAATAAGGGATTAATAAAGATGTTTTGTGGTTCAGGAAAAAGTTTTATTATATATCATACTCTATTACAATATACTAATAGTATATCAATATTAGTAGTTCCATCAATTAATTTAATAACTCAATTTAATAGAGATTATTTATTAAATGATTCTTTAGAAAATTATAATAAAAAATACTTTAATAAAAATTATGAATTAATGACAATATGTTCAAAGAATGAATTAAATAATAAAAATTTAAATTTTACCACTAATGAAAATGATATAATTGAGTTTTTACATAAAAAAAATATAAAAATAATTCTAATAACTTATCAAAGTTTAACAAATCTAATAAATATTATTAAGATTAAAAATATCAGAATTGATTTATTATGTTTTGATGAAGCACATCATATCTTAGGGAATAATACAAGTAAATTATTATATAAAAATAATAATTTTATTAATAAGTTTATTAATAAAACATTATATTTTACAGCAACACCAAAAAATACTAGAGAATATAACATGTATAATTCTAGTTATGAAAATGCATATAATATTTGTGGTCCATTAATTTATGAATATTCACATATAAATGGAGTTAATGATAATATTTTAAATGATTTTAATATTCATATTGAATTATATGATGATAATACAGATATTAATATTTATAAAGCTATTTGTCGAACTATTTTAGAAACAGGTAATAATAGAGTGTTAACATTTCATTCAAGAAGTTTTATAAAGTCTGATAAAAGTTCAGATGTTTTATCATTTACTAATGAATTTAATAAAGATGAATTAATAAAATGTTTTAATGACATTTTATATAATGAATTTCCACATCTTAAAAATAAATATAAAGCAATATATTTTGAAGGAATTGTCGCAAATACTAGAGATAAAAATATAATTTTACAAAATTTTGATGAAACAAATGATGATGAAATATTTATTTTATCATCATGTAAAACTATTGGTGAAGGAATAGATACAAAAAATGCTAATATGGTTGTTTTTATTGATCCAAAACAAAGTTATATTGAAATTATTCAAAATATTGGACGAATTTGTAGAAAAAATGAAAAAACAACAAGAGAAGCTACAGTATTGATACCATGTTATATAAATACAAATATAGATGATTTTATAATATCTAAAGAATTCACTACTATATATAATGTTTTAACAGCATTAAAACAAGAAGATCCATATCTTTTTGAGTTATGTTTAAATAATAATTATATAAATGAAGAATGTAATAAAGAATTAAAAAAAATAAAGATATTATGGAAATCAAAAAATTGTATTGAATTAAATAAAAAAATATTTAGTTATTTTAATAAATCTTCAATTATAGTAGATACGACTGAATTGTGGAAAGAAATATATTATAAAATATTAGATACAAAAAATATAGATAATTATGATTTATGGATAATTAATAATAAAAAAAATTACAAAAATAATACTGGATTAATGAAAAATATAGAAATAAAAAAATTATGGGAAAAAATAAAAGATGAAAAAGATATAGGAAAATTTTTTTGTACAATTGAAGAAAATTGGATAAAAAAATTAAATGATTATAAACAAAAATTAATTAATAATGATATTGATAATTATAAACAATTTAATGATTGGATTAGTAGAAATATGGAAAATTATATAAATAATAAATCATTAATGATGATAAAAGAAATAAAAAAGGAATGGATCTCATTTATAAATATATTTGATCTATATGATAAATGTTTATATGAAAAATATGAAAAATATATAAATAATGATATATGGTTTATAGAATATGAAAATTTTAAAGATTTTTTAGATACTAAAATAAAAAGAAAATTAATAATTAGATGGTCAAAATTTATTAGAGATAATAATTATATGATTATAAATAATAATGAAAATGATAGAAATAAAATTAATAAATGGATTAAAATATTAAATGATAATAAAGATAAAAATTATTTTTTAACTATTGAAGAAGATTTTTTTTTTCATATAAATATATTAAAAATTGTTATCTATCAAAATAAATATTATACATCTTTAGATAAAGAACAAATTTTATTCTTAAAAAATCTTGATAAAGAATATATGAATAACTATATCAATAAAAATTATGAAATGAAAAATAATAATATTAGAAAATATTATCATGATATATGTAATAAATTTAAAAATTTATCAGAACCTATCGAAGAAAAAATTTCGACATCATTAAAAAATAATAGACCTGAACAAGATAAATTAAGAAAATATTTAATTCATAATAAAGAAAATAAATGTGTTATTTGTAATAAATATAAAAATATTAAATTATTAATAACAGCACATCTAATTCCAAGATGTAATTTAGATATGAAAACTAAATATGATAAAAATATAGTTGAATTTATGTGTCAAGATTGTCATAAATTATATGATGATGGGGATATTGGAGTAAAGGATGGATATTTATGTATAAAAGATATAAAAGAATATCCAGAATATAATAATTTATTAAATAATAAAGTTGAATGCTATAATGAATTTAATAAAAAATATTTTGATTTTCATTATAAAAAAATTTATTAAATTATAGAGATAATATATTGTATTATCTCTATATTTTAATTAATTCTATAGTGTAAAAATATGATAAATAAAATATATTTATCATATTTTAAATTAAAAAAATTTGATAATTAGTTTATTTACTTAAATAAATATAAATATTAAAATTAATGTTATTAATAGATAAATATGAGATAAATAATAAATCTGAAATTAAATTTCATAAAGATTTATATTATAAATTATTAAATTATACATCTGATTATGATTATATTTTAGATGAATGTAATTTTGTTAAAAATAATAAAACATTTCATGATTTTAAAATGAATTATAAGAAATATCATAAAAATTTATATTTGAATAAAATAGAAAAATTTAAAAAATTGCCAAATATATTGATACACGGACATACAGGTTCTGGTAAAAAAACTTTAATTCGAATGTTATTACAAGAAATATATGGTGAAAAAGTTAATAAAATTAATAATGAAACATATACAATATCTGGATATGGAAATACTGAGACTGAAATAAGTGTATTACAATCAAATTTTCATATGATAATAGAACCAAGTAATACCGGATTTGATAAATATGTTATTCAAGAGATAGTTAAAGAATATGCAAAATTAAATGTCATACAAATTTTTGATAATTTGATACCATATAAAATAATTTTAATAAATAATGTAGATAATTTATCATATTATGCACAAACATCATTAAGATGTACAATGGAAAGATATCATGAAACATGTAAATTTATATTATGTGGTTATCAAATTTCAAAAATTATAGAACCATTAAGATCAAGATGTTTAAATATTAGAATACCTAGACCATCAAAAAATGAATTAATAGATTATATGTTGGAAATATCAATAAAAAATAAAATAAAAATTAATGTTGATACAATTAAACATTTAATAAAGATATCAGAATCGAATATAAAGATATGTTTATGGTATTTAGATTTTTATAAAAAAAAGATATATGATTTTACATATTCATGGAAAGTATATTTAAAAACAATAGTTGAATTTATACATCATACATATTTATATAAAAAAACAATTAATTTAAATATTATTATGGAGATTAGAAATATAATAAATAATATTTTAATTACAAATATTTCAGGATCAGAATTAATGGTTGAATTATTAAAACAAATTATAACCGAACATCCAGAATATCCAAAAGAATTATATTGTCAATTTTTTGAAATATTTTCAATATATGAAATTAGATTATCTAAAGGAAAAAGAGCAATTATACATGTTGAAGCATTAATAATGAAAATATGTTATATTTGTTATATGTGGAAAATTAAATAATATAAAATATTTAAAGTAATATAAATATATATTATTAATTATGTATATTCAATTTGATAGAGAAGATCCAGATAATTTAGCAGGTTTTACTTTTGATAATTCAGAAGAAGACAAAGAACAAATGACAGATTTTTTATCATGGTTAGATACATTAAAATTAACATATAATAAATTAAAAATTAAAGTTCCAGGTTCTAGTGAAAAAATGAATTGTATTATTATTAATAAACAAATAAAAAAAGAAATAAAAACTAATGTAATACAACCTGTTATACATTCAGAAGTACAATCTCAAACTATTAATGATTCAGAAAATAAAGAAGATTCTGATTCTGAGTCTGAATCTGAAAATGATAATAATGAAATTAAGACAAAAAAAACAACAAAAAAAATTACAAGAAAAGTATAGAGAAAAAATTGATATTTTATAATTTTAATTAATTTATATATAAATTAATTAAAATGACTCTACCATGTATAATATGTACATTAAATTTAATTGATGAAACAAATAATATTGTCGATGATTATATATATCGTGTTCCATATGATATGAAAATAAAAAATTTTTTAGATATTTTAGATACAATTATTAAATCAATATTTATAGAAGATAAAAAATATATTATTTATATAACAAAAAATGATATAGATAATATTGATATAAAAAAATTAAATAAATTTATTTGTATAAATCAAGAAATAACAATTTTTGAAAAAGTATTTCAAAAAAATATTAATAAAATAAATAATTTTAGATTATTAATAAAAGAAGTATCTTAAGAACATTGATTATCTTTAACAGAACATGGTTCTCCGGTATATGAATAACATGTATTAGTTCTTGTATATGTTGAACATAATAAAAAATTTTCAAATATATTTTGATTTAAAATAAAAAATAAAATTAATAAAAATATACTAGTATATAATAAAAAAAACATATAATATTACATCATATTTTTAAATTAATATATTTGTATAAATTATATTAATTTATAATAATATTTTATAAATTATATTAATTTATAAAATATTATTAATTATATTAATTTATAATAATATTTTATAAATTATATTAATTTATAAAATATTATTAATTATAATAAGTGGAGCTCGAGAATTAAGAAAAATAGAACATAATTAATCTAATAATTTATAAAATATATATTTTAGATTAAAATTACAATTTTATAATAATTTTTTGTAAATCTAAATAACAAAATTTTATTATTATTTTTTATGGTCAATTATAATATTAAATCCTTAATTCGAGCTCCAGTATATTAATTTATGTAATTATATACTAGTATATTAATTTAACATAAAGACTTTAGATTATTATCAGGTTCATATGATGAATTATTCCATGGACTAACAGGAAATTTAGGATTAGATATAGTTCCTCTAATATCATATGATGGATTTTTGCGTGTACTTCCGACTGTATCTACACCAACTTTAAATAAAGCATCAGCTAATAAATTAGCATCATCTACTTTAGTACCTACATTAGGAGTTTCAAACCATGATTCATTTTGTTTAGGTAAAAGATCGTCTGAAATTAAATTTTGTTTTTCAACAGGAGCTTGAACCATATATTTAGCTAAATTAGGATCTTTTGTATTAACGCCTAAACTATATCCATCACCATATTCTGCTGCATAATTATCTTCATCAATATTAGCAACAATTGATGATGATCCTTTTAAGTTATTATTATATTGATTATCTAGTGTATTTTCTGATATAAATGAAGGAGTTTTTTGTATCATTTCTGGTGGATTAATTTTTGTCAAAACATTTTTAATAATATTTTCTTCACTTAATGAATTACTATGAAACCCTGAGGGTGTATTTTGAATATTTTCAAAATTTTCAAAATTTTCACGAGGTGATGGTGAAGATGGTGAATGTAATAAATTTAATATAGATTTATTTGAATTTAAATTAAAAATTAAAAATATAACAACAGCTATCGCAATTAATAAGAGTAAATTACTATTAAACATTTAACTATATAGTTAATTTAGATAAAAAATATTTTATATGATAAATATTTATATATTATTATTTTAAATTAAAAAAAAATATATAATTAATATATATATATATATGTTAAATAATTTTCAAACTCTCTATAATAAAAATAAAGATAATTTTAATAAAATGTTATTAAATAATTTAATTAATCCTAAATTAATATTAGTACAAAATGAAAATGGAAAAACTATTTTACACCATTTAATTGATAATAATGATAATAGTTGTATTAAAAATGTATTAAATTTTATTGAAAAAACATTATCTGTTAAAGATAAAAATAATTTTATTAATTTTCAAGATAATGATGGTAATACAGCATTTCATTTAGCCATAAAAAATAAAAATTTTGAAATTGCAAAATTTTTAGATATTTTAGGTGCTAATAAAAAAATATTAAATAATGATAATGAAATTATAGAAACTACAGAATCTTTAGAAACTACACAAATAGAATGTGGAGACAAATCTAAATTAAAAAATTTAATTAATAAAATAATTCAACCTATTCAAAATTATGAAAGTGATGACAATAATATTGATACAATAACTCAACCTAAATATAAAAGAAATAAAGATATTAATATGATGAATAATTTAAATAAAAATAATATAGTTACTGATAGTATCCGTGACTTTATATTAAACACTCAAAATAAAAATAGTCAAAATGAATATAATGTAGACACATTTGAAATGCCTGATAATTTAGATATGTCTGACTTATTTAAAATTGAAAATAAATCTGAAATGTTTAATATTAGATCTAAAAATAATAATATAGATTTATTTGATATGCCTGATAATTTAGATAATATAGTTATAACAGATAATGATAATACAGATACTTTTCAAATGCCTGATAAATTAGATGATAATACAGATACTTTTCAAATGCCTGATAAATTAGATGATAATGTAGATACTTTTCAAATGCCTGACAAATTAGATGATTATGATGATATAATAACAGATATAAATAAAACTGATAATAAAAAAAACTTTGATATAAAGACATTCTTTCTCAATTTATTTGGTAATACTAATATTAATACTAATACAACTAATACTATTAATATTAATAATAACGATAATGAAACTAATAATGATGAAACTAATAATAATGAAACTAATAATGATGAAACTAATAATTATAAAACTAATAATGACAATAATGTTGATGATATTAATAATAATGATCTAAATATTATAAAATCTTTTTTATTTCAAAATAAAAATATACAAAAAATAGATGATAAAGTAAATGAAAATATAGATGATAAAGTAAATGAAAATATAGATGATAAAGTAAATATTTTTTTCACAGATATATTTAAATCACAAAGAGGAGGAGATCAAAATTCTACTAGTGAATTTTTAAATTATATTAAAGAAAAATTAACTAATAAATCTAATATTGACATTGTTTCATCACAAAATGGTGGTAATTTTTATACACCAGATAATTTAGATGAAATATCTTCAACATCATTTAAACAAACTGGTGGAAAAAAAACATCTAAAAAAACATCTAAAAAAACATCTAAAAAAACATCTAAAAAAACATCTAAAAAAACATCTAAAAAAACATCTAAAAAAACATCTAAAAAAACATCTAAAAA